ATCTTTTCACCTATGTAATTTTCACGAAGACCTTGCCAATCAAACTTAGGTGCAATCTCCCATAGACTCCAACCCTCTTTAACATTCATTGCAACACGAATCTTTTTAAATAATTCTTCAGCATCTTTTTGACTCAAAGATTTTGGCACACCTTTCATAAATGCTTTGATATCTCCCTCTGCTGCTGCCTTTCTTTGTTTTGATGCTGACATTCCAGTGACATCATCAGAATCTGGATCACGATCTCCGGCAGACATGACCTCTACATTGTCAAACTGGTAAAGTTTACCATTATAATCATTTGCTAGTTTATCAAATTCTTTTACACGATCTCCACCACCAACTATTCTAACATTCGTATATCCATCATTATGTGCTTTCTTTAATACATCAAAGATAGTTCTATTATTTGCATCATTGACAATCTTATTTTTGTGTTTCGGAAACATCTTTTGCATAACGGATACTTTGGTATCAGCGTCTAGTGGATTTTTTTTCTTATCCTGACTTCTTGATGGCACAATCATATAGTCATCTTCATCAGATGATGATGCAACAGTATCTAATAATTTTTCATGACCAGTTGTTGGTGGATTGAATCTACCAAATGCAATCGTCAAAGTTCCTTTTGTCTTCTCAACCTCTGCAGGTTGCATTGTCATTACTGGTTCTGCTGCAGGTTCAGCAGTTGTTCCTGTTGATATTCTCTTTTCTTTTTCTGTTTGTCTAGGATCTTGACCACCTATTCTCTGCCTCTTGTTAAAAAACTTTAATGTTCCCTTCTCTGTCTTTGCTACAAATTCTCCTTTATTATCGTACCATCCTCCATGACCATCACTCTTCAGACCCATTCTTGTAGCCTGTTGGACAGCATTAGATTCTGATAAAAATTGGAAAAGTGTTTTCATCTGCAAAGTTTCATCGTGACCGTTTTTTCATTAGCGATCAGATAATTAATTAACTTTTGTCTCATTATAACATATTTATCTTTCTTTCTTTTGTTCTTTTTATTTTTAATTAATTTTTCAAATGCCTGAAAACAATGATATAAAAAATCATTATATATTTCTCTTCTGTTTGTTGATTTAGATTCAAAGGATCGAATCAATTCATCTATATTAATCATTTTTTTGTTAGGTAAGCGTGTACTCCCAAATTTCCCATTTTTCTTTTTGCCTGATTTAGGAAATTATTAAATCTCCTCGTTATAAAAACTTGGAGTTGAGGTTTTGCAGTAATACTTCCTTTGTATCGAACTTCAAGATCAACCACTGGGAGTTTATCTATAAACATAGTATAAAACAATTTAGCTGCAGTTGCACGATCATCAAATGCTTGAAACTTACCTTTTGTTGTAGGTAGACTAAATTCTCCTTTAAAATTACCTATATTACTTTTCTGTCCTTGAAACATCTTAGTGAAAACTTGTTTTAGGAAAGCACTACTCTTTTCATCAGGGTTATTAATTGAAATTCCACCATTCGATGTTAATCCACCAATACCAGTTATCAAACTAAAATGAAAATTATTTTGATTTACATATTCATCTATATCGAGCCTAAATGATAAATCTAATAGTTCTTTAAAATTATCATCATCTTTCATTACTTTTCTGAATACTCTGTCTATTTCTTGAAAGAAAGTATTTTTGGGATATTTTTTACCTCCATACTCTTTACCCGTCAAAGCAGCTTTCTTTTCATTATCTACAAGACCATCATTTAATTGTTTTTTCCATGATTTATTATTAGTTTTAGGATCTTCACCAAATCTAACTTTATAAACCTTTTTAAAAAAATCATCCTCTGCTTTTTTTAATTTATTTTGATCGGATGTGCTTGCTTTAAGAAATAAGAATCCAGCAGTCTTCTTTCCACTAAGAGATGCTTCACCCACTACAGGTTTATTAAGTAAAGTAGGATCAGCTTCTTTAGGTTTATATCCCTTTTTCTTAAGTGACAAACCCCAGTGATGAATTGTTTTTCCTAGATTAAATTTAACAATTAAGTCAGATGAGTTATATGATTTGATAATCGTATCTCTTGATTTATCTTTACCTTTAAACTGAGAGATGTTTTTAGCCCATTTTGCACCTGTTTGATAAACTTCAATTTTTGATGCACTATTTTTTCTCATTAAATTATTCACATAATTTGAAATCGATAATGCTTTTGCTAAGTTTACGATATCACCTTGAATTAGTTTGGCTTCTTTCTCCTTATACCCATCTACTTTAGTACGATTATCGTAAAGTTCTGTGCATAATTCATCCAAATATTCAGTTCTTTTAGATGGTGACAAATTATTTACATAACTTTCATCTATCATTTTATTCATTGCAATAAGAATACCTGACATTAATTCATGTGGATCTCCCTGCACTGTTCTTAGTGCCTTTGCAAAAAGTATGAAGGCATTACTAGGATCGGCAATATCTCCCTTGTTTGTTGTTCTTCTATTACCATCCTCATCATACTCTTGTAAAGTTATTTTTATGGATTGTGATCCTGATGATATATTTGCAAATCTACCTATCGTAAAAGCATCTACTGTTACTGTGACTCCATCATCTTTAAATGTATCAATATATTTCTTTTCAATTTGTTCCATCATACTCTTGGTGCTCATCTTCTGCCAAATCTTCGACATTATGTCATCTCTTTTATTACTCTGATTAATCACCACTTTTACACCGTATGGTTGGCCTGTAACCTTTTGAGATGCATCCTTATTATCTATTGGTACAACATAAGATGGGTCTTCTTGAGGTAATCTACGATTATGTTGATCAATAATTCCTGCAACATCGACTGTCTCAGTTACCCATGTTGCGAGTTCTTGTAATATCTGTTTCTTTAGTGTCATTACTTTTTAAAGTATTTTTGAATTATATCTATTTGATCTTGATACTTAGCAATCATATCTAACTCTTGTTCAATTGCCTCAACAATATTAGAGTGCTCTCCAATACCTGCAGGGTTTGTTAGATACACTTCTACATTTGCCACATGTTTTTGAATGTCACCTTGTGCATGGGCCAGAAGTGCTTTAATTAATTGATCTCTCATGCTATTAGAGTTGCTCCAACTATTTATCGTTTACCTCTTCATTATAGCACGGTTTTCCAAAAGTTTTGTAAGCAAGTTGTTCTTTTAAGAACGCAACTTGTGCTTTTAATTGACTATTCTCATTTTGAAGAATTTCAATCTCAGCTTGATAAACAGTAATCATAGTGTCTTTATCTGTCATTTGCTGCACGGTTTTCAGACTTATGAACATCAAAATCTCCACCGGGATATCTCTTCTTTAACTTCTCAACATTTCCTTCAATTACCTCATCAAGAGTTACATTCAATGCAGCACATGCTTGCATTACATACCACATCACATCGCCCAACTCAATAATAAGATGCTCACGATTATCATGATTCCAAGGTTTACCTTGGATAATCTTTACTGGGATTGGATGTGACACCATCCACGAATAGAGCATACTTATCCAAGTCAACTTTCTGTCCTGTGTAATTGATATGTGGTTGTTGATCGTTATGAGTGTTGTAATCTCCAGACATAATTAAAATTTAAATTCTGCAAAAGTTTTTTTAGGAACCTTTTCTTCATTATACTCTTCTTTAGTTCCGGAGTCAAGCACATCGTCTTGTGCTTTCTGTTCACAATCATACAATCTCATTTTTGCACGATCAACTCCGATAATGAACCTTTTAAATATTGTGGGATCATTATATCTATTCTTTAATTGTTTGACCATTATCTGCCCCAACCCCTCAAGCTCCTCCGTACTAATAAGAGCAAACATAAGATCAGCAGTGGCAGGTAAACCGAAGGACTCACTTGTGTCAGTAAGATCGACATCACTACTACCATAGCCAGAGCGAGTCGTCTGAGTAGCGGAGAGGATAGGTACATTAGCCTCAACTGCAAGACCACGGAGTTCTTCCGCAATCGCTTTAATATACGAGTAAGAATTGACATTAGATCCAGTCCTGTAACGAGAAGATGCACATATGTTTAAGTAATCTACAAATATTATATCAGGTTTGAAAGATTTTTTCAACGCTAGTTCATTAAGTAATGCTTTAAAATGTCCTGAGTGTGCTGCTGCTGTAGGATATTCTTTGATAATAAGTTGACCTTGTGTCTTCTTTGCGATCTTTGCAACCTTCTTATCAAACATAGGTTTGGGCAACTCACTTAAATTTTGAATTGCTGTATTTAATAAGTTTGCGTCAATTCGTTCAGCAATTTTCTCTTCTGCCATCTCCATTGTAATGTAGAGAACATTCCGTCCTTGGAGCAACACGGAGCTAGCAAAGTGGCACATGAATAAAGACTTCCCGACACCTGTACCAGCCAACGCGATGTTAAGAGTCTTATTAGGTAAACCACCTTTGGTAATTTTATTAAAGTATTCGAGATCAAAGGGTATTTTATCTTCTGTTCTATGATAGTATTCGTATCTTTCATCAGAGTTTAGTATGTAATCGTGTCCAATATTATTATCGAAAGAAACAGCAAGTGCATCAGATAGTATTGAAGGAATCGCATCACGATTCTTTTTATCATCTTCACCATCAGCAATATGAATTGACTCCATCAAGGCAAGATAAATCGCACGATCACGACACCACTTTTCAGTAATGTCTAATAACCATTGATTATCTACAGGTGAGTCATTCAGTTCTTTGCTAGTATCATTAATCTGCTTTACTTCTTCTGCTGTTAAGTCTGTTCGATTTTCAACCTCAATATTTAGTGCCTCTAGAGTTGCACATGAGTCATACTTTGTGATAAACGAAACAATCTCTTCAAATAATATCTTATCAGTTCTTTGCTCAAAGAAATCTGGTTGAATAAATGGAATTGTTTTACGAGCAAACTCTTCATTAAAAACAAGATTCCGAAGAATCGTAGTTTCAATTCTCTCCATATAAAAATACCCTCTGTGCAGTTTCGTCTAATTTATCTAATACTTCTGGTGTAAAATATTTTTCTGGTTCTGCATATATTTGTTTTGCATATATTTTCTTACCATCGATTTCATATCTACCGGCAACATTCTTCCACATACCACCAAGTTCTCCTAATTCAAGAAGACCATAGTATCTGTCTAGACCTCTCTCATCATAGTAAAGTCTTATCTCTACTTGTTTGTTTTCTTTAGAGAGTCTACTCTTAGCTGTCTTAGCTTTAATAATGTTTCCAACAACCTCTGTCTTATCCTTTTCCTTTTTTTTGCTGAGATAAATGATTGTAGACGCGGCATACTTGAGGCCACTGCCTCCTCCCATTTCTTTAGTTGGGACATAAGATCCGATGACATCATAGGTATGGTTTGTTACTATAAGTGGAATGTGTGCTTGACCAAGTTTGAGTGTAAGCATACGGAATGCACCCTTTACAAGTTGTGATTTGGTCATGTCACGAACTTGTTTATCATCTAATGCGTCTTTTATCTCCTTCTCTGTTGACAACATACCAAGAGAATCTAACACAAACATGCAGGGTTTACGATTTTCTTCATTTGTCTTGAGGTATATATCTACTGCACGAAGTGCTTTACTACGGAACTCTTCAATTGTTACAACATTCACAACAACCAACCGTGTCGTATCAATTCCACGAGACTCCAATAATCTTTTATTGACGGCTGCTTCAGTGTCAAAATAGAGACAATACCCATCAGGGTTAGTGTCCAGAAAGTTCTTGACAACAG